AGCGCAAGGTTTGGCGAACTTGATGAAAGAGATCAATGGAGAACAAAGCAGTCGTGGTTTATAGAAGCTTTTATTGAAGGCATTTATCGGGATTGGCTCCGCAATACTCTTTTGGTTGGGAGGATACCTTTCAAGATGAGCAAGTACGAAAAGTTTAGCCAAGTGCGTTTTGTCCCACGAGGGTGGGATTGGGTGGACCCATTAAAAGACGTTCAAGCGAACGTCCTTGCAATTAAATCGGGCTTAAAAACGTTAAGCGAAGTTGTTGGGGAACAAGGTAAGGACTTTGAGGATGTTTTAGATCAAGTAGCCAACGAAAAAGAAATGACCGAGAAAGTCGGTGTTTCTTTTGACCAAGAAATTAAAAAACCGACTTTAGAAAAGGTTGATTGAATATGAAGACTATTAAGACAGGAAAGCTTTATAGAAATATAGATTTAAACCGAGATGCGATTGATCTGGAAAATCGATCCGTATCTTTATCGTTTAGTTCGGAGGAGCCAGTGGAACGGTTTTTCGGGACAGAAGTTTTAGACCATAACGAAAGTTCGATAAGGCTTGGCCGCCTTAGATCAAATGGTCCTTTGTTGTTGGAGCACGATCCAACGAATCAAATAGGGGCAATCGATAACGTCCAGATTGGTCTCGATAAAGTCGCAAGAGCTGACGTTCGTTTTTCAAAAAGCTTAAGAGCCCAAGAGATCTTCCAAGACGTTCAGGATGGTATCCGCAAAAGCATTTCAGTCGGGTATCAAATTCATCAAATGGAGAAAGACGAGGATGGAACCACCTTCCGGGCAACCGATTGGGAGCCTTTAGAGATTAGTTTGGTGTCTATTCCCGCTGATACTTCAGTTGGCGTGGGACGTTCGTTAGAAGATTTAGATTTTGAAACAAAAATTAAAGAAAGCGAGGTTATCAAAATGGAAACCACTCAAGAACCAAAACAAACTACGGTTAACGTGGAACATATACAAAACGAAGCTCGTACCCAGGAACAAAGCCGTATTAGAGAAATTACGGCCATGGGGAAACAGTTTCATCGAGAACAACTTGCAAATCAGTTTATCGAAAATGGTAAATCGGTCGAAGAGTTTCGGACAATTCTATTAGAAAATCTTGGAGCCGAGCCAATTGTAAAACCTAATCCAGATATTGGTTTAAACAAAAACGAAACCCAACGTTTTAGTTTTTTAAAAGCAATTCGTGCGGCGGCTAATAGCGATTGGTCTGAAGCAGGATTTGAAAAGGAATGCTCGGATGCGGTGGAAAAGAAAACGCAGAAGACTCGATCTAAAGCAGGGTTTTATGTACCGCATGAAGTCTTAAAAGAAAAACGGGATTTAACAGTTGGGACTGACGCCGATGGCGGTTATTTGGTTGCAACCGATTTAATGTCTCAATCTTTTATTGAGATGTTACGCAACGCCATGATGGTTAAACAATTAGGCGCAACCGTTATGGACGGTTTGGTTGGAAACGTTGCCATACCCAAACAAAGTGGCGGTGCAACCGCCTACTGGATCAGTTCCGAAGGCGGAGCCATTACCGAGTCGCAACAAACTTTGGCTCAAGTTAGTTTAACCCCAAAACAAGTCGGCGCTTATACCGACATGAGCCATAAACTCATGATCCAAAGTTCCATCGACATGGAGCAATTCGTTCGACAGGATTTAGCGTTGACACTGGCAATAGCTATGGACTTGGCGGCTATCAACGGTAGTGGCTCAAGTGGCCAACCTACCGGCGTTATGCAAACCAGTGGAATTGGAAGCGTTGCGGGTGGAACCAACGGTTTAGCTCCAACCTATTCACACATGGTCAACCTTGAAAAAGAAGTCTCAAAAGATAATGCGCTTCTTGGTTCCTTGGGTTATCTAACTAACGCCGATGTTGTGGCAAAACTTAAAACTACGGAGAAAGCTTCTAACACCGCTCAATTCATTTGGGAAAACGGGTCGGGTGGAATGGGAAGCGTTAATGGTTACCGTGCCGCAGTTTCCAATCAGGTTCCGAACAATCTAACAAAGGGTTCAAGCTCTGGAATTTGTTCGGCGATTATCTTTGGTAATTGGAGAGATTTGATTATTGCAAATTGGGGAACGGCGGATGTGTTGGTAGACCCATACACGGGCAGTACAACCGGGACGGTTCGGGTCCGAATGTTAATGGATACTGATATCAACGTTCGACACGCAGAAAGCTTTGCTTCAATGCAAGACGCTTTAACGAGTTAACAATAAAGTCAGACCAAGAATTACTTTTTCGAAAAATTTGAAATTGATAAAAAGCTATTTGGATATCAAATTTAAAAATTTGAATATTCAAAAGGTAAATTTGCAAATGATATTTAAAATCTTCAATCAACTTAAGTAATCTTCTTGGTTTTGATTCCAGTTTTTTTTAACTCTCAAATGCTTAAACTCCTCCAAAGCGGACACCCTGGTGTTTTTAACTATGCCACAAGGCACAGTTTCCGCTTTGGAGAAAGTAGCATGAACTATCTTCATCGGTTTTTTATAAAAATGACTTTAGGAATATCACATGAAAATAAAACTACTCCGAAATATAGCGATTAAAGGCGAACATTGCCCCGCCGGGAAGGTTATGGAAGTTCCCGAACCTTTTGGAAGAGAAATGGTAGCCATAGGCAAAGCGATGGAACATAAAGGCGATGTCCCAAAATCAAAACCCTCCAGGTCAAAGGATGACTAATGGCTTATTGGGAAGACGATTTAAGTGCGGTTTTTTCAACAACCACGCCGGGTTCTTATAGCTCGACTTATACCCCAAACGGCGGTTTAGCAACTACGGTTGTGGTCCTGATGGACCATGATGAAGCGGAACCGCCTGAACTCGATGAAATTAGCGTGATTTCCATGGCAACAAATATCCGAGTTAAAAGTTCGGATGTTCCAAATTTAAATTTTGGAGATGCCTTCACGATTAATTCTGTCAGTTACACGGTTCGGGAATATTTTAATGATGGAACCGGAATCACAAATATTAAGTTGGAAGAAAATTAATGGCCCATATTCGTAAACAAATTCGAGAAGCCGTAAAGACCAAATTAACCGGTTTAACAACTACGGGTTCAAACGTTTTTGAAACGAGGGTCTATAACTTGAAAGCAAGTAATCTTCCGGCCTTATTAATTTCAACGCCTGATGAAACCAGTTCAATAGGAACCTTTCCTACTCCAAGACCCTTGGAGCGAATCCTCGAATTAAACCTCGATGGTTTTGCAAAGAGCACGGCGAACTTAGACGACACTTTGGATTTAATTTCAGAGGAAGTGGAAACGGCTTTAACCACGGATATCACTTTAGGCGGATTGACTAAAGACATCTTTTTAAAATCCACCAAAAGCGATGTTAGCGGCGAAGGGAAACAACCGATTGGAATCGTCAAAATGATTTTTGAATGTAGGTATATGACAACTGAAACAACGCCGGGAACGGCGATTTAATATTTTTTAGAAGGAATAAGCATTATGGCTTTCTCAGATGTTTCAAATTCAACTCTTGCATATATAGAAGAGAGCACATGGGGAACCACGCCGTCTTCGCCGGAGTTAACGCAAATCCGGAAGAAGAGTGAAAACATTAAATCCAATGTTAGCGTCGTGGTTTCCGATGAGGTTCGCTCGGATCGACAAGTACCAGACCAAAGCCAGGTTGGCGGCGGAGTTTCAAACGGTTTCACTTTCGAATTAAGTTTTGCAGAGTATGACCCTTTTATCGAACACGGTTTGATGAACGATTATTCGACGGTTGAAACTATTACTGGAACGGATTTAGCTCTTAGCGGAGACAATTTAACGTCAACCGCCTCGGCTTTTACCGCTTCAAAAAATAAAGTAGGGCAATGGATCAAAATATCAGGTTCGGCGACAAGCTCGAATAATGGGATTTATAAAATCTCTAGTTATGCGGCAGGGTCTCTAGGATTAACAGATAGTGCCGGAGCAACCGCTTCTTTTACGTCCGATTCTAGCAACGCAAGCTTAAGTTACTCAAGTTCGGCAATGATCCGAAATGGAACGACCAAAAAATCCATGACAATCGAAAAAGGGTTTTCTGACATTAATCAGTATTTCCAGTTCACGGGAATGCGAACTTCCGACATTACTTTTGAATTGACCGAACAGGCAATTTTGCAAGGCTCGGTAAACTTTGTTGGTAAGGGAACCGCCACGGCGACAAGTACGATTGACAATGCCGGGGGCTATACGGCGGTAACGTCTAATCCAATTATGAACGCAAGTGGGAATATAACTTCTGTCCATGAAAGTGGAACAAGTTTTTCTGGTTCGTTTAAAAGTTTTACGATTGGAATTAATAATAACTTAGAGAATCAAACGGCGGTCGGTTCGGCTGATCTTGCCGGTGTTGGCGTTGGTCGATGCGAAGTAACGGGCGATATGTCGTTATATTTTGAAGATACTTCTTTATTTTCAAAGTTCGACGGCAATACCGGGACTAGCTTTGCTTTTATCGTGAAAGATTCTAGTAACAATTATTATATCTTTACGATTCCAAACGCCAAATTTACCGACAACGATATTCCTACCGATAGCGGAAGCGTTATCCAGAGTTATAGTTATCAAGGATTCAGAGACACCACGACAGATTGTCAGATTCAAATCGACAAGATTTCGGCCTAACCCAAAGTATCAACTAACTCGAATAATTCGATTCTCGCCGATTTGGCGAGGTCGATTTTTCGAGAAAGCCATCATTTCGAGGATTTATGGATTTTTCAAAAGTATATGCAACGCAAGTGGATCGTAAATGGGTTTCCCTTGATAGGTTACCGGGCACGGAATTCCTTGTGGCTCCAATATCAAACCTTGACCAAAGAAGGAAACTTCAACGCCTAACCAAGCCCTATATGAACCGCATCCAAAAAGCTAACTTGGACCCGGCAAAACAAGACGATCTTTATCGTCAAAGTTTGGTGGGCACGGTTTTGCTTGATTGGAAAAATTTAACGGAAAACGGGAAACCTATAAAGTTTGACGAAGATAACGCTAATCGACTTTTAAAAGATTTCCCGGTTTTTTATGACGATCTTATTTCCGCTTCCGAATCCCTTCAAGACGATCTGGCATTGGCAGATCAGGAGGCCGAGGAAAATTTAAAAAAGTCATCGAATGGGAAGCAAAGTGGGGACCGCACTTAAATTTTTTTGAAAAGCAGGAAGAAGTAAAAGGCGAAACCCCAGCGCCATTATTAGAACGTCCGGAGATATTTCCAGAAAACTATCTTTACTACGAGGCTTTCTATATTTTGCACAACCAACGAAGTTCCGGATTTAGTTTAAACCCGATCTCACTCACAGACATGATGATTTACACATTGATGTTTGGAGTCGAAGATAAATTAACTTTCGTTAGGCGTATCCAGATTTGCGACCAAATTGTTTTAGAAAGTTATGCAAGCGAACAAAAACGGAAAACAAAGTAATGCATATGAAGTAACTACTTCATGCTAACAGGAATGAGCCCATGGCAGATATTCTAGCTTTAAAACTGGTCGCCGATCCATCGAAACTAAGAGCCGGTTTAAACACAGCCGAGAAATCCTTTTCAAAGTTTTCGTCCCATTCAATAAGGCAAATTAAGAGAACGACTAAAGCTTTTAAAAGTATAACGGGAGCGGTTTTTAATGTTAAGACGGCTCTTATTGGTTTAAGTGGTTCTCTTGTTTTCCGGGAACTTATTGAGACCACCGCAGGGTTTGAACAATCCTTATCGGGCGTTAAAGCGGTAACCAGAGCGACTGCCCTAGAAATGGAAAGCCTTACAAAGGTCGCTAAACAATTAGGATCAACCACAGCTTTTAGCGCAAGCGAAGCGGCGCAAGCAATGGAGTTCTTAGGTCGAGCGGGTTTTAACACAAACCAAATTATAAAAAGCGTTCCCGCTACTTTAGATTTAGCGGCTGCTGGATCGCTTGAGTTAGCTCGTGCCGCAGATATTGCCAGTAACGTTCTAACGGGCTTTAACTTAAAAGCGGAACAAATGGGTCGTGTAGCCGACGTTATGGCCGCCGCCGCTTCAAGCGCAAATACCGATATTGAACAACTAGGCGAAGGTATGAAGTTTGTGGCCCCTGTCGCCGCCGGAATGGGTGTTAGTTTAGAAGAAGCCACCGCGGCTATAGGTAAGTTAAGCGATGCCGGTTTACAGGCAAGCATAGCTGGTACGGGCCTTAGAAGAATATTATCCGAGCTTGAAAGCCCCGCTAAAAAATCACAAGACATTTTAAAA